TGCCGATAGCCTTCTTCTAGGCATGGAAGAAGGTAATGGTGTAGTGTGTGAAGCTTCAACATGGGAGGGTTTGAAATGAACGGACCTGTTATCTTGATCTGGATCAGTTTGGCCTTGTGGCTTGCTATCTTGATCGTGTGGCTTGTCTAAAGGCTATCACCCATTGACCCTGATTAGCGCCGACGGGCGCTTTTCTTTTACCTGTTTGAGTAGGTCAATAGCCCTTACCTACCTCTCAGGATAGGCCCTCTGGATAGGGTCTAGTGTTACAGGCCACTACCCTAGCGGCTATAGTCCTAGCACCACCCTGGCGGCTCTCTCTGGCCCTGTGCGGGTGTAGTGCAATAGCAAGGGGATTCAACGGTGTTAGGTAGGGATATGATCTAGGGGATTGGTATCTAATTGGTATGAGTTACAGTATAACATAATCAGTATATTGCTAACCGAATCACCTCCCTATTTGTAAATTGTCAAGCATAATCAACACGCTGGATCAATTAGCTAAGGTGTGTTGCACCAGGGCCACAGTCACTTGTGATCACAAATAGTGTGACATATATACCATGTGATCACATAATTCGACAGCTATGATGCGATTGCCCCTTGACACGACAGCCAGGGTGTGCATGGGTCCCTTGGGATTCTGGCGGGGTGATTCGTTTGGGTGGTGTTACCCAACTTATATCCAAGAACAAATGGGCAAGGTGTAATAGAATCATGGGGTTAGTAGTTCTGCAAGAGTAGGGAAGAATATTGTTCTGCGGTTAGGCCAAAAATAAGGAAAATATTCTTCATGTTTTTTGCTGTTTACCCCTTGTAATTTGAAAAATAATGCTTATGTTGACCGGAACAAGCAATAAGTTATAGAGAAGCTGGCGATGAGAAAAGCTATCGTATGGAACCACTTTGGTAAAACACCTAATACCCAATATAGAAACGTATCTCTGGTATCAGAAGAACAACCGACCCAAGAGGAACTAAAGAAGGTGTTTGCTTATAATGATGCGACAGGGAAGTTGCATTGGAAGTATAGGCCTAAAGAGACTTTTGCTAGTCCGATGGCAATGCAGACTTTCGCTAAGAGATTTGCTGGTAAAGTTGCTCAATCGCACATAGACAGAGGAACACCTTGTGTAACTCTCTCAGGTAAGACATATAGAATCAGAAACCTAGTGTGGCTCTATCACCACGGATACCTACCAGAGACTCGGGTTAGAGGGGTTGATGGTGATAAGATGAATACTAGAATCGAAAACCTATCACTAGAGTAACCAGATTACTAGAAGTGGCTGGAGTCTACTATGATTGACAAATCATAAAATCTTTCTTCGACTCTAGTGTTGAAAGACTCTAGATATACAGAAACCTACAAGTTTTTATCACAATACGAGTCAGGCCCCTATAGATGAACTAAGAATTAGTAGGAATCTTGATAGAATACTCTTAAACTTCTTGTTGTCAGAGGAAACTGTCAAGTTTCCGATAGTTCTGTCGCTTTTAATGCAATAGTAATGGATTCTACATGGAAACGCTACCAATCGGACTGCATCTGTTCCTAAACCAAATGGGCTTTACTGAAACAGGAGATGAAGACCTTGAACTACCTGGTCCAGAACCCTATATAGCATGGAAGCCAACACACAAGTATGAGGAGCCACCCTTTTGAACATTATTGCAGAGTGGGGCTACCCACTACCCTCTATCCTGTCTGCTGAACACTTAGGTCAGTGTATTGACTTCAAGTTTGAGAACACAGTAGTCCCCTCAGACGTTCTTATGCAGTTTGACTACGAGGGGCATGCACTATCCATTCTCAGTGGCTCAGGAGACCTACCAGAGACCTTCACTGTAGTTCCGGCAGTAGGGTGGCAGCTTATATCAGATAGTCCCTCTACGGCCTTGGATTGGGCCACTACGGTCATCACTGTTTGTCAACAACTGTTAGGGTAACATGAAAGTCCTTGTAGCGTGTGAATACTCCGGTGTAGTTAGAGAAGCTTTCAGGGCTAAGGGACATGACGCTTGGTCCTGTGACTTACTTGATAGTGAAGACGATAGCCCCTATCACTACAAGGGTGATGTTGTACCTTTCATAGAACAAGGTTGGGACCTTATGATTGCCCACCCCCCTTGCACCCACCTATCCGTTAGTGGTGCCAGGCACTTTGCTGCCAAGAAAGCCTCTGGTGTGCAAGATGAAGCTTTGGACTTTGTTAGGTTACTTCTTAATGCCCCTGTGGACAAGATTGCTTTAGAAAACCCCATTTCTATTATTAGTTCTCGTATTCGTAAACCAGACCAGATTATTCAACCTTGGCAGTTCGGGCACGGGGAAACCAAGGCCACTTGCTTGTGGCTAAAGAATTTGCCCAAGCTTGTCGCAACAAACGTTGTTGAAGGTAGAGAGGCTAGAGTGCATAAGATGGGTCCATCCCCAACCCGTTGGAAAGATCGTAGTAGAACTTATACTGGAATTGCTGCTGCTATGGCTCAACAGTGGGGCTAATTCGACAATAGTAAAAATAAATATTCATCTACCCCTTGACAAATGGAAAAAAGATACTATATTGTATAGGACAAGGGCAACCTACGGAAGTCCCCAACACTTTGATTGACTCAGGCTGTCTTGTAGCCGATGCCCTTGTTCACCAATTCTAAAGCCAAACTAAACAACTTAAACCCGACAATCGAAAGAAAACCAAACATGAAAAAGTTCCTTATTGCTACCACTGCCGTCTTTGCTCTGTTCGCTGCTCCGACCTTTGCTTGTGAAACCAAAGCTATTGCTGGTTCGAACGCTACCCAGAAAGTTGACCCCAACTGCCAGTTCCCCACTCAGGGTGGTGGTTCCTTCCTTCTCTTCGGTGTTGACTCTGTTGATGACGACAACGACCCTTCGACCCCCAATATCAATGTTGGCGCGCTGAAAACTAACCTGACCGACCCGGCAACCACCATTCTCAGCTTTTAATTAGGTAAAGTCGTTTAATACCTTTGGGGGTTGGTGGCTAGGGCGTTCGCGCCCTGCCTGTGAGAACCGGCTTTCGCCGGTTACTCCGTTGGATAAACCCCTACTTATTTCTTTGATTACCTAGGCGCGTAAGATATTGTTACTGTCGCAAACAGTCGAGACCGGGTAATCTAACAAGTAAGTTTGCTCTTGACACCTTTAGCTGGATGAGGCCCGCCTTTGTAGCGCGGTTAAGTAGGTTCAATTCCTGACAGGAGCACCAATTCCTCCCCAATGTTTACCGTGTTGGGTCTAGGGCCTTGTCCCTCTGTGAGAGTATCTGCCGCCAGTTTTTGTTGGCTTTCCCTGGCGGAAACGGTTAAATTACTGTTTTATATACCTTTGGTAATTTGTAGTCCAATTTGACGCATAGCATTACCAAAACAAGCCCGTAGAACGCTTTAGCGTGTTCCGGCCACCCTCCCCTACGAAAACAAGAGATACCCCCTAGAATCGCCTCTTTGGTGGTTCTACGTTGATACAGGACTACTATGAACAGTCAAACACTCCCATACGATATGAAGATCGGTGAGACTGTGCAGAGCATGGTTGCAGCTGGTGTCGCCGTTTCCGTAATCTTTGACAAAACCAAAGAAATGCGTAATGGTCCTGGTTCCTTAACCACTTTCTATAAGCTTTACCGTAAAGATATTGTTGCGGCACGAGCACAACTACACCAAGCCATTGGTTCTGCTATCATGGAGAAGGCTCTCGTTGATAGAGACTTGAGGGCCTTGGAACTTGTTGCCAAGACTAAACTTGGTTGGAGTGAGAAAATCATCGTTGAAGAGCAAGACCCGAATAGCCTTGACGAGAATACTAGTGCTATTGATGATCTGCTTGCCAAGTTGAACTTGAAAGCTAAATCGGATGAAGAAGAGTAACTTAGGAAAAAATGGCCTGAACCTTCACGCTGATGATCTACGTGCTATGGGTGTGGACGTAAAGAAAGTTCTTCTTGAACTTGGCCCGGTCAAAGCAGAAGAGTTACTCTATACTTGGAGGTTCTGGGCTAGGCCTGAACAATTACCCCCTAAAACTACCGCTGCCGGTGATCCTTGGAACAACTGGCTTATCAATGCTGGTCGTGGGTTTGGAAAGACCCGTGCTGGTGTTGAATGGTGTCGTGAAAAGGTTAAACGTGGTTTTAGACGTGGTATTGCCGTAGCGGCTACCAACTCTGATATTGAACGGGTTATGATTAAAGGTGAGAGTGGCTTCTTGGCCTCTTGCTGGAAGGGTGACAAAGACGTTAACGGAAAAGAACTAGGTGCGCCTGATTGGTCGCCAACTAAGAGAACCTTAGTGTGGTCCAACGGTGCTACCATTACTTTCTTCTCCGCCGAAGAACCAGAACGCCTCAGGGGACCGCAAGGCGACTTTGCTTGGTGTGATGAGTTGTGTTTAATTGCTGGCACAGTTATTGAAACTATTGATGGCCCGAAGGCCATTGAATTAATAAACAGAGAAGATTTAGTCCTTACGCGATTTGGTTATAAACCTGTCGTAGATGCTTGGCACACTGGTAAGAGAGATACATGGAAAATAACAACGGCCTCGGGCAAAACCCTCCAAGGGACTTACGATCACCCAGTGTTAACGGACAAGGGGTGGAAGAGCCTCGGGGAATTGAAAGTGGGGGAAAGCACCCTTGTGTGGAGTGGCGAGGTAGACTTTGGTATAAAACCCAAAACTACTATGTCAGTCGAGAGGGAAAACTTCTCCACAGGGCAGTTTATGAATCTTGCTACGGGCCTATCCCAGAGGGTTGGCACGTGCATCACAAAGACGAAGACAAGGGTAACAACAATAGCCAGAACCTTGTCGCACTTTCTCCGTCTGATCATATTAAAAGCCACGAGCCAAGAGGGTTTTTCAAAGACTTTGACCCAAGGATCGGTGCTAAAGCAATGTGGGATCAAAGAGTCCCTAAGCAAGTTGTTTGCCGAGAGTGTGGGTCACAGTTTGAATCTACTTGCACAAGAGCAAAGTTTTGCTCAAAAGCATGTTTTAACAGAGGCTATTATCAGCGTAGAAAAAGCAAACAGGGTTAACGTTTATAATCTGAACGTTAAAGATTGCCACGAGTATGTTGCTAATGGCATCTTCAATCATAACTGTGCTTGGAACAGAGACCGTGATACTTGGGACATGCTGCAATTCTGTTTGCGCTTGGGTAAACACCCACAAACCTGTATCACCACAACCCCCAAACCGACTAAGCTTATCAGGGATATCCTTAAACACCCTAAGACTGCTGTTACCACTGGTTCTACCTTTGATAACAAAGCTAACCTAGCTGAGACTTATATTGAGGCTGTTCGGGATACCTATGAAGGCTCCAGGATGGGTCGGCAAGAACTCTATGCTGAAATACTAGATGAAGCCTCGGGTGCATTGTGGACAAGAGACTTGCTTGCTAAGTGCGAGGTTGATCTTGACCCACTAGAGTTTTCTGAGACTCTCGCTAGGGTTGTTGTATCTGTTGACCCCGCCATCACCTCCAACATAGAGTCAGATATGACTGGTATTGTTGTTGCTGGTATAGATATCAACGGTATCTGCTATGTCCTAGAGGATGCTACTGGCCGGTATAACCCGGAACAATGGGCTACCAAAGCTATCGAACTCTACCATAAATACTCTGCTGACCGCCTTGTTGCGGAAAGAAATCAGGGGGGTGATATGGTTCGTGACAACTTCAAGACTGTTGATGAAACTATTCCAGTCAAGTTAGTTCATGCTTCCCGTGGTAAATTTGCTAGGGCAGAACCCGTCTCTTCTCTTTACGAGAGGGGGCGTGTTTACCATGTTAGGGGTCTTGATGCTTTAGAGGATCAACTCGTCCAGTGGGAGCCTTTAGGCTCTATTGGTTCTCCTGATAGGCTTGACGCTCTTGTATGGGCTATTACAGAACTTGCCTTAAAAGGTATTTCCCGACCGGAGTTGAACTTGTCCTATGGTGACAATAAAGGTCTTTCTCACAACTATTAGGAAACCCAATGTTTGGACAGTTTTTCAACAAAGGTGCCGATCTAAGCGCACCTAAAGCTAAAGCAGAACTTGGGGTTTCCGGTCGCTCTACCTACACTGGTCAAATCCGTGCCGATGAATTTCTTCAAGAACTCAAGGGCAAAAAGGCTATCCGCAAGTTTCAGGAAATGCGCGATAACAACAGTGTCATTGGTGCAGTCCTCTACGCTATCGAACAAACTCTTCGTGATGTGAAGATTAAGGTTAAGCCTGCTGACGATAGTGATGTCGCCAAGAAAGAAGCACAGTTCCTTGAAGAAGTCCTTTGTGACATGGAGTGTAGCCTTGATGACCATATCTCTGAGGCTCTGTCGCACCTGACCTATGGTTTTGCTTGGTTCGAGGTTGTCTACAAGATCAGGGGTGGTGACGTTACCAACCCAAAGAAGAAATCCAAGTATAATGATGGTCGTTTAGGCGTCAAGAAACTTGCTATTCGTGCCCCTTGGACTGTTGATAGGTTCGAGATTGATACCGAGACTAGTGATATCCTCGGTATGTGGCAGGAGACCTCTTGGGGCAAACCTCAAGTAATGATCCCCACTAACAAATCCCTCTACTACCGCACCACTACTCTTAACAACGACCCCTCTGGTCGTTCTGTTCTGCGCAACGCTTTCGTCTCCTATAATTACCTGAATAAGATTCAAGACTACGAGGCTATCGCTATTGAGCGTGAACTTCACGGCGTTCCTGTTGGTCGTATGCCTGCGGAATACCTTAGCCCCGATGCTACGCCAGATCAAAAGAACCTTCGTTCAGACTTTGAGCGTATCCTCCGTGACTTGAAGAGGAATGAACAGGGTTTTGCCCTTTTACCCTCTGATCTTTATGTTGACGCTGATGGTAAACCAACCAATCAAAGGTTGATGGACCTTGAACTGATTACTGCTAATGGCACCCGTGCTATTGACACTGATCCGGTGATCAAACGCTATCAGCACGACATTGCTCGCTCTGTTATGGCTGAGTTTATGATGCTCGGTAGTGGTAGTGGTTCCTATGCCCTCTCCAAGTCTAAGACTGATCTTTTCCTCCGTTCTCTGGAAAGCTATATCAATACTATCGTTGATGTGCTTAACAAGCAGTTGGTTGAGCGCATTTGGGCTTTGAATGGCCTTCCTTTCGAAACTATGCCTAAACTTGAGGCTGGTGATGTTGCCCCTCACGATCTGAGGGAAATCTCTTCCTTCCTGCGTAATCTTAATGGGGCTGATATCAGTGTCTCTGATAACTTAGAGGTTGTTACCGACCTTATGGAGATTGCTGAACTTGACTTTGACGGGGAAGCTTACCTCAACAACAAAGAGCAAAAGAAGGCTGATGAGCAGGCTGCTAAAGACAGAGAGTTTGAACTTCAAACCCAAGTCATGCAGTCAAAAGTACCCCCCACAACCCCAGAGGTAAAACCTAATGTCTAGTTTTTCAGACTACCTTGAGAACGCGCTGTTAAACCACACGTTCCGTAATACCGCTCTGACTTCCCCCACTACCGTTTATCTTGCTCTCTACACAACTGCTCCTACGGATGCTGGTGGTGGAACGCAGGTATCTGGTGGTGGTTATGCCCGCCAAGCAATTACTTTCGGTGCCCCTTCTGGCGGTGCTATCGCTAACACTGTTGCTGTGGCCTTCACGGCTTCTGGCGCTGCCTATGGAACTGTTGTCGCTGTAGGTATCTTTGATGCCTCTACGGCTGGCAACCTTCTCGCTTGGGACGATATTACTTCTGCCGTCATTAACGATGGTGACACTATCAACTTCCCAATCGGTGATATTGACGTTACGCTTACCTAATACCAAGTGGGGAATAACAAATGGCCGATATTGATCTTTCTTTACTGACCCCCAGAGACGAAGACCCCAATGACAAGATTGTTGTTATGAAAGAGGGTGCCCCCGACACTATGGGTCTTGTTCCTCAAGATAGGTTCTTTAGAGGTTTTTACTTCGGAATGAACGAGGCCATGGCCGGTCTGACAACCCATTGAGGAGTTAACAAATGGCAGCGACCCCACAGTTCGGCGCAACAAGCGTCTTCGCTTACAACACCGTCAACACCCTGACCGCGAACACGGCACTGGACGGCACCGGCACGGTGACCTTCCTGCAAACCAACGTCGCCGGGACGCTGGCTGACTGGGCTGCCCCCGCAACCGGAGCCTTCATCGACTTCGTGAAGGTGATGCACAAGGGGACGAACGTCCTGTCAGTCATGCGCTTGTTCTCCAACTCCGGCGCGACCAACGCCACGGCGAACAACAATGACCTGATAGACGATCTGACTTTGCCCGCTTACACGCTGGTGCAGAACGCGGCCCAGCCCCCCATGATCATCCCGATCAAGCGGTGGATACCTTCGGGGACAAAGCTTTTCTACACACTGGGGACAGCGGTTGCGTCCGGGTATGCGATCACGGTCTACGGGAGCAACATGTAATGCCCTTCCTTCCTTCCCAACTTCCAAGTCGTTCGGACGGCGGGTTTCTGTTCTACCCGACAGGTGCCCCGGTAGCATGGGAAATCCCGGACTGGGCCACTATGCTATTCATCCTCGCTGTTGGTGGAGGTGGTGCCGGTGGCGCTGGTCATAGCGCCGCTGCCGCTGCGGCAAGGGGTGGTGGCGGAGGTGGCGGTTCAGGCGCGGTCAGCCGGGCTTATGTGCCCGTTCGAGGCCTGCCGCGAGTTCTGTATGTAAACCCCGGTCTGGGGGGAATTGGTGGTGTAGGTGCTGGCACTGCCGGTCTCGCATCATGGATAGCCATACGGAACGCTACTACGAACTTTGACAATATCCTGCAAGCTGCGGCGGGGAACGGCGGCGGTCTTGGAACCGGCGCGGCGGTAGGAGCGGCAGGCACTGCCGGTGCGGTTTCGAC